TATAGGAAACGAAAAAGATACTATTGATGATAAATGGGGAATATCTCCAAGACAAGCTCTTCAATTCTTTGGTACAGAAATATTACAATATAAAATTCAAGAATTATTACCAAATATAAATAATAACTTCCTTGCTAATAAATTATACAACAAAATAGAAAATTATAAAAATTATGTAATAAGTGACCTTCGTTTTATTCATGAATATGAAAAATTAAAAGAATTAAATATGTCTAATCTACTTATTATACGTATTATTAGACCTTCAAATACTATATATAATAATAAAGATTCAATTGATAATCATATATCAGAACATGAGTTCTTAGATATACCTTATGATATAGATATAGTAAATGATTCTTCTACAGAAGAGTATTTTTTGAAATATGATAAATTTCATTCTTCAATATTTCAAAAAATACTAATATAAATACTACGATATTTTTTCAGTGTCCATAATGTATTATGTTCGTTCAAATGTAATACATTATATTATTATTTCATCAATGATATTAAAAATATTTATTATATTAGTATTTTGTTTAATATTATACCAATTTATTCTCTATTACTATTTCATTTATACATATAATCTATTTATGTATTCATACTTAAATAATTTTCAATACGATCATTATAAGTTTTCATATTACTATCAAATAATATTTGATTCTCTATTCAAATATCATCATTTTAGAGACCATGTTACCAAAATTATCACTATTATTTCCAAATAAAAATCTATTAAATATATTATCTATTTTTATATATTCAGCATTATCATGCAATTTATCATCAATAAACATTAATAATATTATCTTTCATATTTAATTTATTTTTTTGATGAAAAAGTTAAAAGTGCTTTATCATATCATCCGTATTATAAACGGCTTTAATAGAAAACTTAATATAGGATTTTAGACCTGTATTAATACTAATAACAATCATTTTTTTTTATAAATATCATCTAATGCTACTACCAAATAATTATTATTATTTAAATTATCATTATTAATAATCTTATTTCTTTAATATTTATAGTAAAGTTTTATTTTTATAAAAATTCTTTACATCATTTATAGAATGATACTTTATTCAAAGTATTTATTTGAAAAAAAATATAATTGTAAATACTTTATTAATGTTATTTTTTTTTCGAATATTTTTATAAAAAATAAATAAACATTAATAATAGATTAAGAATATAAAAATAATATGATTGAAAAATGTTCTTTAGGTAATATGAATAATAATATGAAAATTATTGGATTAATATTACTTTTTTGTATTCTTTTCATAGTTATAATATATTATTTTAGATCTACGCTCAAAAAGCACAATGATATTGTGGAGAGATTTGATACTACCAAAGCTACAATTGTCATAAATGGCGGTAATACACATCCTGGAAAAGGTACTGGTACACATAGTACTAATCTATTTCATGGAGGAGAAGGTAATAATGAAATTTATAATGGTGAAATATCTATGCGTAAATGTCAAGTTTATTTTGTTGGCGAAAATGAACAATCAGATTGTGATACTAAGTACAATGAAGACCCTTTAAGCACTAATTGTAAATACGAATTTAAGGATGGTTGGAATGAAATAAATACTATAAAAAACAATGATAATACAATAACAGTACCTAAAAAAATATACAATAAAGAATATACCAATATTGATACTATAGCTAATAGCGGATATATGACAGCATGTTATAAAGATAGAGATACAAGTGGGTCTACAAAATATTTATATGATATGCAAGATAATGTTGTAATGTATGGTAGTGGAGGGAGTATTGATGATGCTACAAATAATAATAAAACATTACGTTTGAATGTTAAAGAGGGTAATAAAGACCCTATGATTAAAAGTTATATATCAAAACATTTTGGTAAAACAGGTGATATTAAAAATGATAATTTAAATATGATTTCATCAATATGTTCTATTGGGTATAATGATGTTGTACCAACAGATCAAAAAAACTTTTATAAATTCAATTTAGAAAAAAATGGGAATGGAGAATGGGTATTAAAAAATATGAAAGACGTTAAACTTAACGAAGACCAAACAACATTCGAAGGTGAAACAGATTCAAAATTCATAGGGTCTACAGCTTATGGTATTTATTTTGAATCAAAAAATACTAACTCAGTTAGTTTTTCAGTTTTTGAATCAGCAACTTTAAGTGATAAGGATGTTAAAGTATATAAGTTTAAATATAATTATATTTGTAATGATAAAATATTACAATATGATACTTTAGATACAAAAATAATAATGACTAGTTTATTAAATATTACAGGGACAATTTCTGACAATATTTCTTTTAAAAAATATATTATAAATTACGACAATAATATAATAAATAGCGCTTTTTGGGATAAAGTTGATTTTAAATTAGGAACTGATAATATAAAAAAAGATAGAAGTAAAATAGTTTTTGATAAATTAACAGAACAAGAACCTATTTCTTTAGAAACTATAGAAAATACTGAAAAATATTCCGTAAGTTCTTACGACGCAACAATATTAAGAACAAATAATTTAATTACATCAAGTAATACTACTAAAGATAAGTTTCATGAAAATATAACTATGTCTAATTTAATAACACTAAATAAGGTAAATACTAATATAAAACCATTTGATTTCAAACAAGGATATTTTCTTGATATTGTAAATCAAGAAAGTCCTTTTGTTAATGGGAATCCTATTAATGTTGTAACAGTTTCGTGTATATCGCCAAATAACATAATTTTTGGTACTCCTGGATTAATAGGAGAGTTTTATGAAGGATATTATAACGATGACTTATCTTTTTTTGATAGAACTGCAAAAACTGAAATAATTGGTAGTATAACAAACTTTCATACTTTGCGTAATTTGACGAATAATGGTAATGGATTGGTTGATTGGAGAAAAAGAAAATTTCAAAGTGGTCAAGATGGAGGGCGTGAAGGTTATTCCTTAAAATGGCATGGAAAATTATATGCTCCTTATACTGGGACATATCAATTCTATACATATTCAGACGATGCTTCTCATGTGCTTATTAATGGAAAAATAGAAATTAATAATCAGCATCAACATGGAATGAGTTGGAAGTATGGTAGAACCCACTTAACCAAGGGTACAATTAATAGTATAGAAATATATTTTGGAGAAGATGGTGGAGGTGATGAAATGTACTTTTGGTGGGCTGGAACTACTCATTGGGCGCATACCGAAAAAATTAATAACAGTGGTATCACTTGTATTTATAACAGTATTGAAACAAATAACAATTTTAATTATTCTTCTAAAAATTGGGTATATAACGATGGTGAATATTTAATTGATATCATGAGAAACAATTCGAGTTCTCCAATATTATTAAGTTCATTAATGATTGATAATAAAAATATAATAATGATTCAAACTAATGATTTATGGAGACTTATAACTTCACACTCAGATGGTAAATATAACTACTATTATAAAAATACAAGTGATGGAAATTTAGTTCAATTAAAAGCTATTTTAAAGGTAGCTGAAATAAATAACATTGTTTCGGGTGTCGTAAGAAGTTCTAATCAAACATTTTTTGACACTTTAAATATTGACAATTTTAGAAAGGATAATAATATAAAACTAAATGCTGGTTGGAATCGTACATTATCTAAAAACATTTTCAGTAAAGTGATAATTACAGGCTATGTATTTTTACAAAAAGGTGATTATACCTTTTATTCAGATATAGATATTGCATCTAATAATATTATTTATAAATATAATAAGTTATATATTGAAAATTTAAACAGTAATAATAATATAAGTATACAAAAATTAAATGTAACAAATGGTGGTTTTCGCAAGTTTTCACTTTCATGTTTTGTTTTATTGAAGGACGTCAGTAATATAAACTTTATATTTTCTGCAAGATTATATACCGATGATAAAAATACTATAGATATAAACTTATATGATTATATATATGGTGGTGATAAATTATATAACTTTCTAGAAACAGATAATACAGTTTTTAATAATTTACTATTTAATAATAATACAAAAGATACAATGAGTTCTATAGTAAAATATCTACATGACAGACATGACTACTGGGATATTAAAACATACATGCAACAAAAAGAAAAAGCTGAAGAAACTAAAAGAGAAATAAATGGTCGTAAATCTGTCGAAAAAGAGAAATGTTCGAAAGAGTTCAAACGTGTTAAAGAATTATTTAAAGGTCTAGACTTTAGTGGTTTTACAAATACTACTGATAAAATTAAATGGTTTAATACAGCTCCACCTACATTAAAAAATAATATTTTACCATCTAGTATATTTAATCTTTATGACGAAAAAAATTATATTACATATGAAAAAATCCACGATGTTTTTCATCGTACACCAACAATAGTAGGAAAAATTGGTTCTGAATTTAAAACAAACTTTCAAATAAAGAATACGGTAAATACAGCTACAATATATGTATTAAATGATAACCCTGTAAGATTAAAAGGTATAGATACTTCTATGCTTATGTAAAGTTAATGACAAGAAGGTTATAAAAAAGTTGAAGAATGAATAATTATTTATATTGTTAATATGAATACTTTATATATTCAATGTGTACGAATTGAGAATACTTTATATTATTAATAATATAAAGTATATAGCACATATAATGAGTTTATAAAACCTTATTTTTTCAAGAATGACATTTGAGTACATAATATACAAAAATATTCACAATTTATTTTTTAAAATATTATAATAGAATATATTTTGAGTACATAATTAATTATTTAGAAAAGTTTTATGAGTTTTAATAATATTAAGAAAATAAAAAGATTATGTACTCGTTTGCTAAAGTAGCATAAAAAAGAAAGAATATCACATTGTATATACTTTGTGGGCGAAAAAAGAATACTTTATATTACCAATAAGAAAACTTTATATTACAATTAAGAAAATATTGTATATACTTTGTGGGCGAAATAAGAATACTTTATTTAATTAAGAATGTCTTTTGAGTACATAATAAATAATTTAGAAAAGTTTTAGAGATTTCAAGAAATATTAAGAAAAAAAAAGATTATGTATTCGTTTCTTAAAGTAGCATAATATACATTGTGATTCACTTAGTATATACAAAGTGAGTGAAATAAGAATAGTTTATTTAATAAAGAATATATTATGAGAAGATAAAAGATTATAAAAAAAGATAAATAAGTGTTTACTATAATAAATTTTTAAGGAATATGGTAATAGCAATGTTTAAATG